CTAATCTAGAGAAAAATTAAGAGCCTCAACGGCTTGCTCATCCATCCCTTTAGTTATATGAGTATATAATTTAAGAGTAAATTCTAATTTAGAATGCCCTAGTCTTTCAGATACATATTTAGGATTTAATCCTTGCTCTAAAAGAAATGTGGCATGTGTATGTCTTAAGTTGTGCATTTTAAAGTGAATATTTAAGTCAGACTTGCATACCGTAGAGATAAATTTACAACTATCAGTATTAAGCATTTGGCCATCTTCTTTTTTATTAACGAAATCGTGAACAACGATTACTGTTTCAGTTTTTGAGGTCTTATCTAGTATCTTATTAGACTTATAGGTGGCACCAAAAAACTCCTTGTCAAATTCCTGTTTATCTCGTAAATCTAGAAGGTAGTTTTTTAATTCGTTATCAAAACGGATTTTTCTATAACTATTAGATGTTTTGGGTGTTGTGAAACACCATTTTTTATTTTGTTTTTGAAGTTGTTTAGTTATATGTACTGTATTGGTTTCGAAATCAATATCTTGCCAACGTAAAGCATAGATTTCACCAATTCTTAATCCGAGCTTTAAAGCTAACATAAAAGCATGAGAATTGTTTGTTTTCTCTATCCGCTTCCAGATTTGTTTTAACTCATCCATGGTGTATATTTTTATATCTGTTGTAGAGCGATAAGCCTTGGGAGGTTTTATAGCTTCTACAGCATTATCCAAAATATATTTATTCTTATAGGCATATCTCCAAAGTAGCAGGAGGAAGTTATACATGCTCTTTACATAGTCATTACTTAAACTCTCTTGTATTAATTTATTAGTTATAAATTTTTGAAGTTCTTGAGCTGTAATTTCATTTATCATACGTGCACCAAATACGCTAATATGGTTATTATATAAGCTTTGATAACGTACAATAGTTGCGTGTTTACGTGTTATAGGTGCTTCGTATAATATAAATTCTTCAAATACTTCATTAAGTGTTATTTTTTTACTTTCTTTAAGCTCACCTTGTTGTATTATTTCAGCAATAGCAAGTTGCATAGCTTGCTTAGCTTCTTTTTGAGATTTAAAACCACCTTTTTCTTTTTGTTTACGCTTTCCATTAATGGTACCTAAATCTATACGATAAGACCAGGTATTGCCACGCTGTCTTATAGATCCATTCATATTATATCAACTCCTTTATTGAAAATTAGGAGTGTATACGATATACTGATTTTGAATAGAGTGTATATCATATACACCAATTTATATAAAAGGCTTAGTGTTGGTAGCACTAGGTCTTTTTTCATTTTACTAATTCTTTTTATAAGTAAAAGTATTATTCGAAAGTTTTAATAAGGTGCAGAGGCTCGAAACAAATAATATACTGGTTAAATTGGTAATATAGTCCATATTTTTCTTTGTAGTATCTAAGAGCTTCAACTAAAAAATCTTCGGTAACCTCCAAATATTCGGCTAATTCATACTGCGATTGAACTTTATAGTCTATAGCTTCGGCCAATGCATGTAAAGGAACAAGTTTATCATAGCCCCATTTTCTAGCGATTCTTTCTTGTTTTCTATTTTCAACCTTAGATTGATCACTAATATCTCCAACTGTAGTAAAGTGATGTCCTAGCTCTTCAATTAATACGCATCTTTTCGCTACAGAAGTAGAGAGTTTTTTGCTAATGCCTATTTTATTACCCTTACAAAGTCCATCGGCTTTTGACTTAAAGTATTTTTCTGTTACTTCAATTCCGTTGTTGTGTGCATAATCTAATAATCTTTCGTAATTCAAAAAAATCCCCCTAAAACAAGTATTACAATTCGTCTAAATCTTGTCTAAGTAAATCTAAGTCGTCTTCATTATCAGCATGAGCAGCAACAGGCATTAAATAATCCTTTTCCTCTTCACTCGTAGCTGCTAATTCAATTACATTACTATACCTTGTGTTATGAGTTAAATCTTCAGCATTCTCTATAAGCTTATTTTTTCCTAAATCATTTAATTGATTGTAGTAAGAGAGAAGAACTTTTTCTTTAGTAGAAATAGATAAGTTAAGTTCTTCATTCGTTTTTGAAATGGGTTCAAATGTTTTGATATCAATGTCAAGCACATCACATATTTTAATTATCCTATCAATAGCCATGCCACCAATTCCTCTTTCTAAAGAGCTAATTAAGGTCGTACTAGGTATATTTACAACTTTTGAAAATTCTCTAATACTACTATATTTACTAAGGATTATTTCTTTTAATTTTTTTGTTTTATCCATTATACACCTCCGTATATGTGTGAATATTAACACACTATGTACGAAAAATCAACACAATAAAACTCAATTGCGTTTATAAAAAGTGATTTTTAATGAAAAAATAAAAAAAATAGTTGACTTTAAACGAAATAGAGTTTATATTTGTTTTAAACAAACGCAAAAGCGTTCAAAAAGAAAGAGAGGTGATAGAAATGTATGCCAATTTAGAAGCAGAAATTGTAAGGAAAAGGATTAAGAGAGGAACTATCGCAGAAGCGATTGGAAAAACCTATAATACATTAAATTTAAAAATTTCTGGTAAATATCCGTTTACTTATGATGAAGCCTTAAAAATTCATGAACAGTTTTTTTCAGAATATGATTTCAAACAACTCTTCAAAAAGGAAGAAATTCAAAAGGTAAGCTAGGAGGAAAAACAAAATGCCAAAGAATGCGTTATGTAAAAAAGAGGAAGTTGAACTAATTAAAATAACAGAAAGAGAAGGAAGAAAAGTAGTAAGTGCTAGAGAGTTATACATAGGACTGGGGTTGAAATCTGCACATTGGAAAAGATGGTATGAGAGTAATATTGAAAATAACGAATACTTTAAAGAAAATGTTGATTGGGTAGGGTTCACCATGGTGGTGAACGGTAATGAAACAAAAGATTTTGGTATCAGCTTAGACTTTGCAAAACATATAGCAATGATGGCTAGGACAGAACTTTCACATCAGTATCGAAATTATTTTATTAAATGTGAACAGGCATTAAAAGAACAGCAAACTAAGCCAAAAGTAGATACCAAGTTCAAAGACACAGAAGCAAGACTTATTAATGCAAAAGTAAGACAAGCAATTGTCTATCTAAAGATAGCAGATAAGGTAAACATTCCTACATATCAACAGATTTGTTATAGCAAGGCTACAGAGGTGTTAGATGGTACGGCACTAATACCATTACCTAAAGTAGAACGTAAAACCTATTCAGCTACAGAGATTGGCGAGAAACTAGGGATAACATCTAACAAAGTCGGTTTACTTGCTAATAAGCATAACCTCAAAACAGAAGAGTACGGTGAGTTGGTTTGGGATAAGTCAAAACATAGCAATAAACAGGTTCAAACATTTAGATATTATGACAATGTTATTCCAGTTATAGAGAATTTATTAAAAGAAGAACAGAGAGGAGCATAAAGAATGGCTAAATTATATTCCATTGATGGAGCATTAGGAGAACTTGAAATAACAAGAAATAAACTCTATGCGCTTATAAGGCATGGGTATATAACCTGTATTAAGTGTGACACTCTTAAAATACCAGAAACAGAAATAGATAACTTTATAGAGAAATGGACAGGCTGGGACTTAACAGATTTAGATAATCCTAAAAAATTAAATAAGACAGAGGAGGAAAATTAAAATGCAATCAACATTAATAGTACCAGTAGATAACGATCTACATTTACAAACAGAAAACGGGCAAGTAGTAGTTAGTAGCCGAGTAGTGGCTGAAAGATTTGGGAAAAGGCATTCTCATGTGGTGGAAGCCATAGAAAATAAAGTAAAAAATCTAACTGCCGAAAATTCGGAGGTTGACCTTTCAACATTATTTATTCCTACAACATATATGCATAACGGAAATGAGTATAAAGAGTACTTACTGACACGTGATGGATTTACTTTTATAGTAATGGGTTTCACAGGAGCAGAAGCCGACATATGGAAACTTAAATACATAGAAGCATTTAACAAGATGGAACAGATATTAAAGGAACAGCAATCACTTCCACAAGACCTAAGCCCACAACTTCAATTCATGATTAACATGGAACTAGAACAGAAGAAAATGCAACAACAACTTAATCAAGTAAATCATCATGCATTAGAAGCTAAGGCAACAGCAGAACAAGCTACTAAGCAAATGAAAATAGTCAAAGATGCAATGCTACTAGACCATGATAGCTGGCGAAAGGATTGCAATAACATTATCAATAAAGTAGCCAAAGAGCGTGGAGGAACTAAAGAGGCTTATCAGCAAGTACGTGATGAAGTTTACAACTTACTTCAACAACGAGCAGGTGCGAGTCTAAAGACGCGAGTCATTAATAAGCAAGACAGAATGAGGCGAGAGGGTATCTCCAAAAGCAAGGTTGATAAAGTAAGTCAAATTGATGTTATTGCAGAGGACAAGCGTCTTAAAGAAATCTACATAGCAGTCGTAAAAGAAATGGCTATCAAGTATGGAGTAGCTTAGAGAGGAGCATAAATATGGAGAATGAAAATGTCAAAATCGATTTTGTAGAACATGCATATATGTCTATGCAACAGACAGAGAGTTTGGATGAGGCTAAACTAGAGTTTTGTAAAAAATTCATAGAGGAAATTAGCAGTTTAAAAGCATATGAACTAGAAAAACACTTAAAAACTGCTAATTTCAATTGCTTAGAAGGTAAAACTACTATTGTATTAGAGTTTTAGATTAGATTTGCAATAATCTAAGCCCTTTTCGGTCAGCTCAAATTCTAATAAGTTATCAAAGATACTTATAGAATCTTCGAGGATATTGTCAGATAGTGCTTCTAAGTATTCATTATCACATAAGTAGCTAGCTGCTGTGTGATAATACATAAAATCATTTCCATTACGCATACGAAAGCTACCATATGTAGAATCAGTTTGAAGATAATTTTTATAAGCTATAGACAAGAGTTCAGATTCAAATTTATTCATCTATATCACCACCTTTCATTTTATATTCCAACTTGGCAGAGTTGGTAAGTAAATTATATGGCAGTTAAAAAATTAAATCAAATAATAAGGAGTGGATATGCAAACAACAACATTAATCATACCAGTTGATGATATTGAACTTAGAACAGAGCCTATGAAGTCAACTGTAAAGAGCAGAAAGCAAAAATGGACAAGCTATAAAGGACATAACGTAAAGGAGGTACGTAGATGTTTGAATACGTGTTCGGCTTCATTGCAGGAACAGTAACAACTTACATATGCCTAAAAGGGCAAATGAAACATTTTGAAAAGATGACCATGAATAATGAGAAGAGATTAGAACGTATAGAAGCATTGTTATTAGAAAGAGTAGAAGTTGAGGAGGATGTAGCATGAGAACAGCAGAAGATTTAGTTGTACAACGTATTGACCAACTTATAGGCATTGTTAAAGCAAAAGCTTTATTAGAAGTGCCACAAATTAGAACCAATACCCTTGCACATAACCTTGTGTTATGCATGTGTGAACAAATAAAGGTAGGCATATGGAACCTTGTTGATGTAGGTAATAAAAGGATTGATAGAGGTGTGAATTCTTTGTTGGTACAAGCTATTGAGCAGGTTGGAGAATATAAACGTCATCCTTATTTTTTAGAAGATGAGATATCTCTTTGTGATGAATTTATAGAGGCAGTAGAGGCTATCAAAGCTGAATATATGAAGCTTAAACAAGGAGAAAAGCAACAGAAGAAAAGTTTAGTAATAGAGGTTAGAGAGTATGTATTACAAAGATTATAAAGGTACTCTAATAGAAACAGGAGATAAGATTAGGTACAAAAAGAAAAAAGGAGTTATTGTATCTGATGAATTTGAAGGCCTTTATGCAGAACTAAAGAATGGTTTTAAAGTTCGTATTAAGGATGTACATCGAGATATTAGAGTTGTTTATAAGAAAAGAAAAAAGCATCACAACGTCGGCAAACGTAAGTGATGCACATACAAAATAAAATCAAATTCACAATACCACAAAGAGAGGTGGTTGTAAATGGCTGAGTATGCAGAAATAAAAAAATTAGAAGTTGATGAATTATTAGAGCTGATACATAAAAGGTATGATTTACAAATAGAAAGAGTTATTAAGGAAAACAAAGTGTTATTAGTGTATAAGGAGCTCTTTGAAGAAGGGATTACGGATAAAAATTTATTAGAAAAACACATAGAACTATGGAAAGAAGTTAAGTCTTGGAGAGAAAACGGGACACCATTTTAGGAGGTATACATATGGCAAAGAAAAAAGAAATCGAATTAGATTTAGAAACAATACAAAAAAAGGCTCGTATGGAGGAACTTTATGAGGAAAGAATGGAACGTGTTGCTAGAAAGGCTGAACGTAAAGCTATTTTAGATGAATTGTTTAGAAGAAAAACGGAACAGGTAGAAGATAAAGATGTATGTGACGATGTTCGAATAAGACAAATTGATGAAGAACTTATAGTGTTAATTGATGAAGTACCGAGATCAGAAACAAAAACACGCTACAAAGTAAATCTTCTTTGTGGGGATGTAATTCTTAATAAGGCATATAAGGATTTTGATAAGGATGTGAATAAACTTCTTCAATGGGCATTAGAGAACAATCTAACAGAGTTTGTAAAGATTAAGCAGGAGTTTGATTGGGCTAAGTTCAAATCCATGTTAACAATTACAGGTGATGGCACAATTATTATCAATGATACTGGAGAAGTTGTGGAAATAGACGGATTAGGTGTTATAGAAGTACCAGGGAAGTTGGTGATTAAATGAGAAGCGAATTTAGAAATATAGACAAAGTTTGCGGTCATGAAATAGACGATGGAACTTACTCTAGAGATAACTATTACATAGATGAAGATGATTACGAAAGTCGTATAAACGACATAGAGGGAGCAGTGCAAGCAATAGAAGAAAAATTAGAAGATGTACAAGGAATTGACCTAATAGATGAAGTAAAAGAGATGCTGAAACGATTAGCAGACAAGCTTTATTAAGGAGGGGGACTGATGGCAACTGAAAAAATCTATGGTGCAATATGCAAAATTATAGAAGAAATGAATCCTATCAGTAAAGATAAGAAGAACCAACAACAAGGATTTGCATACAGAGGGATAGATGATGTAATGAACACATTAAAGCCTTTATTAGCTAAACACAAAGTATTTATTACACCTGAAATCATGGAGCAAAGACGTGAAGAAAGGCAAACATCTAAAGGTGGGAATTTAATTTATTCCATATGTACAATGAAGTACACATTTTATACAGATGATGGCAGTCATGTATCTGCTGTAGTGATTGGTGAAGGAATGGATAGTGGAGATAAGGCTACAAATAAAGCTATGTCTATAGCATTTAAGTATGCTTGTTTTCAAGTGTTTTGTATCCCTACTGATGAAATGAAAGATCCAGATGCAGAAACACCAGATGAAAGTAAACCTGTAAAAAAGACACTTACAGAGAGGCAAATAAAAAGGCTTTATGCAATAGCACAAAAAGCTAATATAGACAATGATACTGTTGTTGATCAGGTGAAAAAGAAATTTGGCTGTATGCCATGCGAATTAACAAAAGATCAATATGATTCGGTATGTGAAGCATATGAAAGAGCAGCAACACAAAGTGTATAAAATAAAATCTGATTTTCAAGAGATATTGCCAGAGGATTGCAAGCAATATAACGAAATAGTTAGACGTTATAGATACCTTGGACAAGAAGATGCAGACGAAGCATTTAAACTAATGCAAGATAGTTGGGCAGTTGCTCAGAGGTGGTCTGAAATACAGGCTGCCTCTAGAAAAATACGAGATTTAAGTGAAAAAGACTTTAATATTACGGACTTTAAAGAATGGTCACGTCAAAGATATAGACAAATGCAGTACCTACATGAAAGTAGCAGAATGATATGGAAACAGGCAAATGAATATTTAATGTGGTCAAGAAAGAGTACAGAGAGGTGACAATATGGCTCAAAGGAGAATGATAAGCTTAAAAATAACAGATACAGATATGTTTTTAGATATGCCATTAACTGCTAGATATTTATATTTAGAATTTTGCACTAGGGCAGATGATGATGGTTTTATATCATCTCCTAAAAAAATTTTGAGAATGGTTGGATGCTCAGATGATGATTTTAAAATATTAATGGCCAAACAGTTTATCTTTCCGTTTGAAAGTGGAGTATGTGTTATCAAACACTGGAAAATACATAATTATATTCGTAGTGATAGATATACAGAGACTATTTATTTAGATGAAAAATCAGCATTAGATATTGATGAGAATAATAGCTATATTAGGCTAGAGCAAAAAGAAAGTACACAAAATGTCATACCAAATGTCATACCAAGTGTCATACCTGCGGGATACACAGGTAAGGATAGGTTAGGTAAGGATAAATTAGAGATAAAAAAATATATAGTGCAACAAGTTGACACTGTTTGGGCTAGATACCCACTTAAGAAAGGTAAAGCTACAGCTATTAAAAAAATTCCTAAGCTTATAGAGCAGTATGGATATGAACAACTGATACGTTGCATAGAACGTTATGAGTTAGGACTTCAAAAAGAAATGTGGAGAAAACCACAAAATGGTAGCACGTTCTTTAATAGTGGATATGTAGACTATCTAGATGAAAATTATCATGAAGGAGTGAATGATAATGGAGGAAATAGCAAAACTCATACAACAGAAAGTAATGACCCATACAGCGGGCTTGGACTTACAATGCAAGATCTGCAGTAATTGTGGAACACCCATGGAGCACATTATTACTTTTAATGGGGCGCCTAGAAAGATTTCAGCAAACTGTAAATGTAGAGCAACAGCATATAAGAAAAAATTAGCAAATGAAGCAAACCAAGAACGCTTGCGTAAAATTGAGAAGTTAAAAGTATGCTCATTGATGGATGAGGGATTTAAAAAGTGCACCTTTGAGAAATGGGAACACACAAAAGAAAGTGAGTGGCTTTACAATATAGGACTAAAATACTGTGAGAACTGGAAACAAGCTAAAGAAAAAAATCAAGGAATGTTATTGCATGGCGTACCGGGCACAGGAAAATCATATTTAAGTTTTTGCATTGCAAACTACTTAATAGATCAGTTTGTACCTGTTATTGCAACAAGTAGTATCAATATCATCAATAAAATTTATGAAGGTTATGGGAGAAATGGTGAGTTAGGTGAATTAGAAATTATTAATCTCATACAGGAAGCAAGTTTATTGATTTTAGATGACTTAGGTGCAGAGCATAGTGGCAGGAGTGGAAAGGAAAAACAAATTATTTACTCCATACTTGATGCTAGAATACGTGCTAAAAAACCTATGATTATTACAACAAATTTAAATGTACAACAGCTTAAGGAGAAGCTTACAGGCTCAGATGGAGTAGCAAGAAGTTTTGATAGGATTGTAGAGGCTTGTCAACCACTTGAAGTAATAGGCACTTCAAGAAGAATTAAAAAGGCAGCAGACAATCAAAGATGTTTTAAACAATTAATAAGTTAAAAGCCAAAGATATATTAGAGTAAAGAGCTGATGGAGGATTAACATGAATAAACGAAAGAAAACAACACCAAAGAACTTAAGCAATAGACAAAAGGTGAAGGAGCAGGCTAAAAAGATTAAACGATTACAGGCAGAGCGCGAAGAGTATCGACACACAGCAATGTTATACAAAGACATAGCCTTTGCATTGGATGGAGCAATAAGAGACTTAAAAGTAAAAAATGAAGCATTGAAAGAAAAGTTGGGAACAAAACAGCCGTTTTGGAGGAGGATGCTAGGATGATACTTGCAATTGATCCAGGCAATATTCAATCAGCCTATGTCCTTACATATGATAATCTAGTTGTTAATGATAAGGGAAAAGTAGAAAATGGTAAGCTACTTGAAAAGATTTATGAATCTGCAGAGATTTATGGCGAACAACTTCATGCTGCTATTGAAATGGTATCTTGCTATGGCATGGCTGTAGGAAAGGAAGTATTTGATACTTGCGTAATGATAGGACGTATAGTGCAAGTGCTTGATGATTTAGACATACCCTATACATATATCTTTAGAAAAGATGAGAAGATTACACTTTGCAATAGTATGAAAGCTAAAGATGCTAATATAAGACAAGCATTGATAGATAGATTTGCGAAATATGATTTGAAAAATGGTAAGGGGACAAAGAAGGAGCCAGATTTCTTTTATGGATTTAAAGCAGATATATGGGCTGCAATGGCAGTAGCTGTAACTTACCATGACATGTATTTGAAAGGAGAATATCGAAAATGAAACAAATGTTAAAGCTAGATAATTTAGCAGGGGGAGCAGTACAAGAAAGATTTAATCAAGCCCTAAAAGAGGTAATGGAGAATATTGCTGATCCTAATACTGATTGGAAAAAGAAAAGAAAGTTAATTATCAATCTTACCTTTGAAACAAAAGAAGATAGAGATTTGACAGAAGTTACGATTGATACAAAAGTTTCATTAGCACCAAGAAGTTCTGTAGGTACCAAGATTCTTATTGATAGGGATTTAGACGGTGAGATTCTTGGCACGGAATTTAAGAAACAAATACCAGGTCAACAAGCTATAAAAGTTAATACAGATACTGGTGAAGTAATTGACAGTAGAGAAGAACAATTAGAACCAGGATTACAATTAGTAAAATAATAATTCTTAGGAGGAAAATAAAATGATGAATAGAGAAACGGTGGAATATTTAGTAGGTTTAGGTAAAGAGCATGTAGTGATTGAAGCAAAGAATGGTGGACAATATACACCAGAGCGTTTAGCAAGAATTGTAGAGCCAGTTGCAGATGCAGTAGAAGTACATACATTGACTGCAGTAGTAGATTACATTAAAGAAAATATTGATAACCTAGGTCCAGTAGTTATTAATGTTAAAACACCTACAAAAGTAAAAGTGATGTCACCACTTAATGGAGATAGAAACAGAGAGCACTACTTAGAGGCAACAGCGATTACACCAGATAATCTTAGGTTTGATACATTTTTAGATACAGAGAGATTTAACATTATGATGCAAGCAGGGTTTGTTAATCGCCCAGTAGAAGTAGGTGAGCAGTGTATTGATTACAAAAAGATGCTGTTACAAGTTACTGGGTTAGTGAGAGAGGAAGCTATAAAAGAAGTTGGAGATGATGGGGTAAGTCAAGCAGCGACAATCAAAACAGGGATAGCAACAGTTCAAGAGGTAGTAGTACCAAATCCAGTACAGTTAGCTCCATATAGAACATTTAGTGAAGTAGAGCAACCATTAAGTAAGTTTGTGTTTAGAATGAAGAGTGGTCCAAGTGCAGCGTTGTATGAAGCAGATGGTGGAGCTTGGAAAAATGAAGCAATCTTAAAGATTAAAGAATATCTTAAAAGTGAACTTTCAGAAATTAAGGGTGTACATATTCTAGCATAATAAAAGGGGCTTATAGCCCCTGCGATATAAGTGGTAATGTCTTTTTATAAATATATTGATATAATAAATTTACTTAGATTAAAATAAATAAATCGGAGAAATTTATGAAAAAACTTTATAAACAATATAGACAGTTTAATTCTATTGCTGAGGCTAAAGATTTTGGAAGAAAATATTATAATGATTGGTTGCAAGACTTTCAATTAGGACAGAAGTTTTATAGATGCTATGATATCAGGGATATAGATTGTTTGCTTTTAAAAGAAGAAAAAGGTGAGGATTACACAGATAAGATTAAGCAACAATCTTTAATTTATAAGACGTTTTCATATTATTGCGGTGGTAATTATGGCCTAGCTATTAATGAGCTATGTAGATATGGTTACAGTAATATAGGATTTAGTAGCGATACTCTAAGGGAGATGATCGCGATTATGGATAGTGAAATTAAAATACATTCAATTCAGGAAGATATTATAGCTTATAGGACATTGGCGTATAAAGATTTGAAAAAATCACAGGGGAAAAAGAGGATCAAGAAAGGTGATATTATTATTGATCAAGGATTTATGGGATGTGGACTAGTAAAGGAAATGTTATTACTAGAGCATAACTATGATACTGTTATGCAGATTTTTATTCCTAGTGGAGTTCATGCACTATATCTTGACTTTATAAGTAATAGGGATAGAGAGCAAGAAATACTGTTTGAAAGGAATACAAAACTTAGAGTTATATCAAATAGAAAGATTCTATTACAAAAGAAAAGAATTATAGTATGTGAAATGGTATATACAGAATAATGAAATAGTTTTTTATTAAAAAAGGAGTATACATATGAAGAGTGAATTTATGGAGCTATTGTCACAATATGAAGGGATATTTGGCGTATTAATAGGATTTGCGTTAGCTGAGATGTTTAAGCGAATTGGAAAAGTAAAGATATATCCAAGTGTTACTAAAAGAGAGTATGGCATACATGATGAATATGGGTGTTATTACTATGTTTATGAGAGTGACGAAAGATATGAAAAATATCAAGATAAGTTAAATGATACAAGAATTGAAGCATGTATGGATATTACAAATACATTTCAAGAGAACAAAACGTTTAGAAACGTTCGCACTCAGTGTATTTTTGAAAATGGTGAAAAACTAGATATTGTTGCATATGATGTATCTACAAGAAAAGTATCTAGTGGAGCTGTTATTATGGATAAGCTTACAATATTAAACCTGCAGGCAAAAACAACTTGTGAATACAAAATTAGTATTAACATTCCTGAAGAATATACAAATATTAAGCTCAGTAAAGTTTACTTTATCGCACGTAGACCGAATGGAACAGAAATAAAGAAAAGAATAATGTAAATTTTGAATTTTATAGTACAAAACAAATATAAGTTTTATAAAGTGAGAGATTAAACTTTTAGCTATTTATAAGGCTATAGTATTACTATTTAAGAAAAAGCTATTAGCAGGGTTATAAAAAAGATGCTCATTATACATATCATTAAAATTTGGTGTTTATTTTTTCTAGATGAATTCATTTCTGCATAACGTGTATTCTTAACTTGCTGTTTTTTTTGTAGATAAGACCCTAAAATCATGTTTATGGTCGTCGCAAATAGGACACAATATCCAGCCACAATTACTATAAGAGTATCTACTTTCCCCATGATACAAAGGATGTTTATAATAATTGAAATAATAGCAGGTATAAATATAATTAAATTTCTCCTCATTTTAAGAATCTCCTTATAAAAAATCTGATCGTTAACTAGAGTATAACAAATAAAATGAAATAAGTTCAATTAATAAAATAATTTATTTAAGAAGGTGAAGAAATGGAATATAGATGTAAGAAATCATGGTTTTGTGAAGTATGCGATGGCGATGGGCTTACTGTAGAAGGTGAGTACAATGAAATAAAAGAAGGTTCTATATGGATTATAGATGAAGATGAGTGGAGGCTTATTGGTGGTGAGGTAAGACTTATAAATAAAGATGAAGAACTATGGTGGTTGGAGATACAGAAAGAGACATTTGAAGAGCATTTTGAGTTAATAAAATAATTCTTCTATAAAAAATAAGTACAAGTAGTAAGATACCTGTACTTATTAAAAACAACTAAAAATATAGAAGAGTGGAGAGAGTAGTATTAGTAATGAAATTGCAGCTAGTATTCCATTGGACTTAATACTTTTTGATTCGGCATTAGTAATAACCCCTTTGATTGCTGATAAGAGGCTAAAGATAAATATGAATACTAAAAAAGGAGCAGTAAGATATGCTAATTGTGTTAAAAAAAGATACATTTTTATCTCCTATCCAAAGTTTTATTAATAATTTAAGTAAGCAGATAACAAAATAATAAAATAGTTCTTTGTGCTTAAAGGTATATTTTCTAGATATGAGAAAGAGGTACTAGATAAATATCCAGCACCTCTTAGCAATGTGAAAAAACTATTTTTAAGTATAAATGAAAATTATTAATTTATTGAGAAAATGTAGTAAAACATATTAAGTTATGTCATCAAATAAATTTTTATGTTCGGTTTAATAAAATAGTTTTTTAAATTCATCTAGGTGGGTTAAACAAAACTTGCATAAAAAATAGATACATTTCTTATGCAAGTTAATTAGAGAGGGAATGCTGATAGACTTTGAGTTAATAATTCATCAGTAGCAAAGAAAGATTTCAATAATTTATATTCCATTTCATAATCTTTATTTATCGAAAGTTCATTTAAGGTAAGATTCAAGTTATTAAGTAATTCAATAGCTATAATAAGAGTCTTTAAACGAATTTTATTAATAGAAGAAATATCATTATTTGCTACATAATTAAATATTTGTGAATTAAGGTTTTTTATTTTTGCGTTATAGACAGATAAACTTTGCAGCAGTGATGTTGAAGATTCTCCTTCTTGATCAGCGATATATAGTGATTGAGAAATTCCATTAAGTTGAGTTTGAATATTAACAATCTCTTCATAAAAATTATTTAAGTCTTTAGTGGTATTGAGTGTAGAAGCCGTTAAATATAAGGGAACAGAAAGAACAACTATAATTAAGATAAATTTAGTAAAAGAATATTTTTTCATAATACACCTCATATCAGATAGTCTTTTATTATAAGGATTAGCAATACTAGAAAAAATATGTAAAAACTAGTTAGATAGGGGGTACGATAAATAGAATTTGTTCTTGAACAAAAAAATACCCCTTGGCAGATAGATATAATAACATGCCACGGGAGGTGGATCTTAATTTTATAATCGCCAGGGGTATTTAATTAAGATAGGTAGACATTTAGGAGTGTAAAACCTATCTGATAATTATTATAAAGTATAACTTTTTACTATTCAATAGAAGTGTTTGATAAAAATGTTTTTGGAGGTGTAAGAAGATGGATAGATTAATAACAATTATGTTCTGGGTAGCTTTAATGAACTATCAATTATGGGCACTGGAAAATGATAAGGCATCATGGCCCTGGTTATCAAAAGCAAATGTAATTTTAGCAATTATATGTTTATTAAAGATATAATGTATAGTTCAATAAAAATTGATTTTGATATGTATAGAGTAGCTATGAGGGAGTCGACAACTCAAGGCTACTCTAGTAAATCATTCAGCAGTAAATGTGAAATATAGTAATTATTATGGTCAAATACGTTAAATATATGTATTACATAAAAATTAACTTTAACTGGGCAAAAAAAATAAGCACTAACTTGAGCTAGTGCTTCCCAAATCGGGAGGGAAATGTTGAAACAATATGTATTAATCATGTCAAAATAATAATAACATAAAAGAAAATGAAAATCAATATCATTTTAAAAAGATTAGGTTAAAATTTCTTTTAGGAGGGATATTTTGCAAGATATTAGACTGATAGAAGAAAAATTAAAATCATATAAGTTATTAAAAGTAGAAGTTGATAACCTTGAAATTGATTTGGAAGGTTATAGACCTAGTTATGGCTCAGGAGCTACAGAAGTATATGCAGGAGGGAATAAAAGTAATAATCCTATACCAGGGAGAAGTACAGCACGATGTGCAACCAGCCTAATAGAAGATACATTAATGGGACGTACGCAAGACTTAGATGAAAAGTATTTTAGGCTATTAGAGTGTAGGCGCCTAATTAAGAAGATAGATAATATATTAGAAATGCTATCTGATAGGGATAGAAGGTTAATAAAGGGTTTTTATATTGAAGGAGTAACACTTATAGATTTATCTATAGAATTAGATAGAACCTCACAACATTTATGTTTTGTAAAGAAGAATATATTGAGAACCTACTTCAAAAGCTTAATTAAATAATAAGATAAAATTAAGATTATAATAACCCAATATTATGATAAAGTAGTATAATGATATTAAGTAAAAGACTAGTTGAGGATTTAAGTGTTAATTGTATTTTATGCATATTGTGTAATGAATAGCTAGTGTTTTATATAAATGGTAGATCGGTCTTTCATAAGTTGAAGGACAAGCATCATCGCCCGCAGAATTTTGTGGTCTATGATGCTTTTTTATTTTCACTAAACAGGTGTGTACATTGTGTATTAACCCAAATAAATCTGTTTATGGAGGAAATAAAAAATGTTAAAACCACCAATTCCACGTATGGGTGGAAAATCAAAATTAAGAAAAATAATCTTAGAGAGAATACCTGAACATACTTGCTATGTAGAACCGTTCTTTGGAGCTGGATGGGTGTATTTTGGTAAAGACCCCAGTAAGGTTGAAGTAATCAATGACATAGATAAAGAACTTATAAACATGTTCCGTATGATCAAATACCATGCACCAGAGATTGAAAGAATGCTTCAATATGAGTTCTCGGGTAGAGATATGTTTGAAGAATATAAGCACTGTACACTTGAGTATCTTACAGATATTCAAAGAGCAGTGCGTTTTTTATACCTTATTTCACAAAGTTTTGCAGGTAAGGGAGAGACATATGGTTATGGTACCAATAAGGCCCCCTCACCACAAATATTTTATCAAGGTGTATTAGGAGAGATAAAAGAACGCTTGAGAAATACATATGTAGAAAATAAAAGCTTTGAGGATATTATCAAAAGATATGATAGGTCCCATAGCTTTTTCTTTTGTGATCCACCTTATTTTGAAACTGCAGGTTATGAGAATGAGTTTGGAGAGCAAGAGCATCTTTTGTTAAGAGATACATTATCTCAGATAAAAGGTAAATTTATGGTGACAATCAATGACCATACTCAAGTAAGAGAGTGGTATAAGAATTTTAATATAGAAGAAGTAAAGGTAGCCTATTCAGTATCTAAAGAGCAAAAGGCTAGAAAAGAATACGGTGAATTGATTATAACAAATTATTAGATTAAGGCATAATAGATAATTAATATAAAGATTATGTATATTGTTATAAAAGCTAGGTAATGGATAATTTAATTGATTTACAATTGTTGATGTTTATCCTATACTCTAATTAATAAATGTTTAAGGAGAATAGGAATGATAGGAATAGAAAAAACAGATTATAATAAGGAAATTGATAAATTAATTGAAGACAATAAGGAAATTACTAATATAAGAATTGAACAATTAAAAGTTACACTGAAGGAAATGGATAGGACATATTTAAGTAGACTTAAAGTTGTATTAGAACATAGAATGCTCAATATAAATAAACTAGATCCATTTAATGTTTTTCTTGTATTCATGACTATGATAATGTCTACTTGGATAACAATAATTGGTTGGGAAGTTACTAATAATGTAGTAATAAGGATGGTTTTAATTAGTATTGTAGGAGTAGTAATGCTTATTTCAATACATAGACTTACAAAAGATACTGATAAAATACACCAAGATATAAAGGGAAAAACCAATAGATACATAGAACTTAAAATTGCAATAGAAGAATTATTAAGTGAAGATAATCAATTATAAGAGCCAAATAAGGCTCTTTTTTATTTTAAGAAAGGGGTGGTATTATGGCTAATGTACAAAAGTTAATAGGTAAAGTATCTAAGGTATTAAATGCAAAAGGTATAATGCCACTTATAGATCAAGAACAATTTTATGGAGATAATGGTCCAGTTACTAAGTACGTTTTACATTATGGTAGAGCCAAGGGAAAGAAGAATGATGTAGTGGCAACAGCATATGGTAAAGTGAATTTACTTAAATCACTTATAGAAATACTTAAGGCAGGTGATAACAGTGAGTAAAATAACTGATAGACAGAAGGCCTTTTGTGATTATTATTTGGAACTGGGGAACGCTACAGAGGCTTATATTAAAGCAGGATACAATGAAAAAGGAGCAAGGGCTAATGCTTCAAGGCTGATAGCAAATGATAGCATAAAGTTATATTTAGAAGAGCGAAGAAAGCAAATTGAGTCTGATAGGATTGCTGGGCCACAAGAAGTATTACAATATCTAACTAAAGTAATGCGTGGAGAAGAAAAAGATCAATTTGATATGGAGGCTTCGCTTCAAGATAGAACAAAGTGTGCAGAGCTTTTAGGAAAGAGATATAGAATGTGGACTGACAAAGTAGAGGCAAATGTACAGCAACAGGTGGTGTTCTGTGATGAGCAAGAGCTTGAGGATTAGTTTACCTGAAAAAATAGGTAAGGGATATAAATCATTTTGGAATTTTAAAGGGCGTTATAGGGTATGTAAAGGTTCAAGAGGTTCAAAGAAATCTACTACAACAGCTCAAAACATTATATACAATATGATGAAATATCCATTAGCAAATACACTTGTGGTAAGAAAGGTATTTAATACGCATAAAGATTCTACATGGACACAACTTAAATGGGCAACATATAACCTGAGTGTATCTCATCTATGGCATTTTAGTAAGTCGCCACTTGAAGCTACATATTTGCCTACTGGGCAAAAAATATTGTTTAGAGGATTAGATGATCCAATGAGTATCACATCTATTACTGTAGAACATGGCTATTTATGTTGGGCATGGTTTGAAGAAGCTTATCAAATAGTAGATGAAGATGCATTTAATAAAGTAGATATGTCTATTCGTGGTAAATTACCGGATGGATATTTTAAACAAATAACGCTTACTTTTAATCCTTGGAGTGAAGAACATTGGTTAAAGAAGCGTTTTTTTGATGTGAAAAATGAAAATATATTAGCTATAACAACGAACTATATGTGTAACGAGTGGTTAGGAGAAGATGATTTAAAGCTTTTTGAGCAAATGAAAAAAGACTCTCCTAGAAGATACAGGGTTGAAGGACTAGGTGAGTGGGGAATAAGTGAAGGTCTATTATATACAAAGTTTACGATATATGGTCCAGGAACTGAGATTGTAAAGCCTAATAAGTTTGAAAAGATATGTTGTCAAATAGACTTTAAGGATAAAGGAAGTGATTATTTTTGTGCCATTGTATATGGTGTATATAAAAAACAAGCTTATGTATTAGATGTTTATTACTCAGATGCAACATCAGCTGTAGCGGAGCCTAAAATAGCTAAGATGTTATCAGAAAATCAAGTAAGGTATGCAAGGATAGAAAGTAATGGAGCAGGTGATGTAATTTGCAGAAACATAAAAAGAATCTTAAGAGAAGATTTTAATTATGCTTGTAATATTGATTCCTTTCATCAATCAGTAAACAAAGAAAGTAAGATTTTAAGCCAAGATATGTGGGTTATGAATAACTTATTATTTCCAATAGATTGGGATACAAGATGGAAGAGTTTTTATGGAGCTATGTCAATGTTCCTAGCGAACTTTAAAGAGAATGAACATGATGATGCACCAGATTGTTGTAGTGAAATTGCTTTATTATTCAATAAGGGTAATAAAGTTAAAGTTATGAAGAAACCAAAAGGGTTATAGGAGGTTACGATATTGTTTAAATATAAAATACCTAAAGGTACCCAAATGACACCTAAGTTGATAGAGAGTCTTATAGAAAGTCATAAAAATGAGAAAAATAGGGTTGTACAGCTATTTGAATACTATGAGAATCATAACAGTATTTTAAATCGTAAGATGAGAGATAGTGACAAGCCTAATAATAAATTACCTCATTCCTATGCAGCCTATATTACGAATTTAGCTACAGGGTATTTTGTAGGGGAGCCTATTACTTATACTGTAGAGGCAGATGAACAGGCTCAAAAGTTTTATGATGAACTTCAGAGTATCAATAAGTATAACGATGAGCCTAAACATAATGCTACCTTGGCTAAGTATGCAAGTATAGCTGGTTATAGTTTTGAGTTGCTATATACAGATACAAATAAGAAAACACGCTATAAAGCAATTAGACCTTATGAAGTTATTTATATTGTAGATAGTACACTTGAAGAAGCACCACTCTATGCGATTAGGTACTATAACTTAAAAGATTTTATTACAGGTAAAGACAAGCTACATATCGAAGTGTATAGTCAAACGAATATTTCATACTACATTAAAGAGGATGAAAAAGAGGACTTACAGGTTGAAAGGGATCCAGTTGTACATAATTTTAATGATGTACCAGTATCTATCTATGAAAACAATGAAGAAGGTATTGGTGATTTTGAGAAGGTTATACATCTTATTAATTCTTATGACCAAGCTCAATCGGATACAGCTAATGATTTCGAATATTTTACAGATGCTTATCTGGCGTTTTATGGTACAGAGGGCCCAGTAGATTCTAATGATAATGAAGATGTTGATATGAAAGAAAATAGAATGTTAATCTTTCAAGAGAACGGTAGTAAGGCCGAATGGCTTATTAAGAATATTAATGATACAGCCACAGAGAATTATAAGAATCGTTTAGATAGAGATATTCATAAGTTCTCGATGGTCCCACCTATGACAGATGAAAACTTCGCAGGCAATGTGTCTGGTGAAGCTATGAAGTATAAGTTATTAGGCCTTGAGACTTTAACAGGCTTTAAAGAGCAATCTTTTAGAATGGGATTAGCAAGAAGAAATGAGCTTATTGCTAATACTTTATCATTTAAAAATCAAGTTATTAATAAGAATTTGCCAACTTATGATTACACTGTGATTGAACCTGTATTTACACGTAATGTCCCTAAAAATAATAAAGAACTTGTAGAAATGTTTAATAACCTATCTCAAGATGTTTCACATGAGACAAGATTAACATTACTTAGTGATATTGTTCCAGATCCTAAAGTTGAGATGGAAAAGATCAAGAAAGAAGAAGGGAAAAAGATTCAAAAAGGCGTTCCGTATCCAGAGAAAGAAGGTGATATAGATGGCCAAGAGTAGTGACTACTGGAAGAAACGTCTTGAAAATATAGCAGATACTCAAAATAAAAAGGCAGATGAATATATAGAATCCTTAGAGTTTCAGTACAAGAAAGCTATGGCAAGCATACAAAGGGATTTAGAAGCCTTTTATATCAGGTATGCTAATGCTGAAGGTGTAAATATGGCGACAGCTAGAAAGTTATTATCAAATGCTGAAAAAGAAAAGTGGGAAGTGTCACTTGAAGAGTATCGAAAAATGGCGCTGGATGAAGAGTTTATAAACCAAATAGAAAGTATGTATAGTAAGAGTAGGGTAAGTAGATTAAAAGCCTTAGAGCTGCAAATAAGAGCACAATTAGAAACATTGTATAGTGACCTTAATACTGAATTAGGAGCATTGCTAACAGATACTTTTGCTGATACATATTATCAAACAGTCTATGAAATTCAGAAGGGCACTGGAATAGGTACCAATTTTGCCCTATTCAATGAAGATGCAGTAAAAAAGATTGTATCAAAACCATGGAAATGGGGTCACTTTAGCAGTACAGTTTGGACTAATAAAGATTTATTACTTGGCGAGCTCGAGACAGCATTATCCCAAGCTTTTATACGTGGAGATCGTATAGACAAGGTAATCAAGACATTTGATAAGAGGATGGGAGTAGGTTACAGTAGAGCAGCTAATATTATTCAAACAGAACACGCATACATAGCAGGAGAAGCCACCTTTAAAGGATATGAAGAGACAGGTGTTGAAAAGTATGAATACTTAGCAACACTAGATACACGAACCTCACAAATTTGCAGGGATATGGATGGGAAGACATTTAATCTCAGCGAGAAGGTTGTGTGGCTAAACTATCCCCCATTACATTGTAGATGCAGAAGTACGACAGTCCCATATTTTGAGGATGAAGAATCCTATGGTAAACGTATAGCTAGAAATTATGAAGGCAAAGTATACTATGTACCAGAGGATATGACCTATCATGAATGGTATGATAAATATGTTAAGAGTAATCCGAATGAGCTGTTAGCAGAGAAGAAACATCAAAATAGACATGCTGATAAGAAACAGTATGAAAACTATAAGGAATTGCTTGGTAAAGAAGTTCCTCGGTCTCTTGATGAGTTCCAAAACTTAAAGTATACTGATGATAATAGATGGGAACAAAAGAAGAGAGAATTTGAAACTATAGCTAAAATTAAAAACAAGGAATCCTATTCAGATACGTATAGGCAGAAAATGAGAGATACCTATTATGATTTTAGAAATGCTGGATATGAATTTACAGATCACTCACTTAATAGATTTTTAGGGCAAAAAACAGGAAAAGGCAAAAAGTTATTTACCAAGGAGGATTTATTAAGTGTGCTTGGTGGAAAAGCTAACTATTTAGATGGAGATGAAAGAGTAGTTAAGTTTTATAATGATATAGCTGTTATACAAAATAAAGATACTAAGGAAATAGTGTCAATAGTAACTAGGAACAAACCAAAGGAAGGATGGGAAACATTATGAAAGAAAAACTATTAAAAATGATGAAAGATTTAATAGATGGAAATTATAATTGTAATGACTTCTCTTATGATTTTCCAAATGAAATGCTTGAGTTAGAAGATGAGAATCTACTTCTTTTGTTAGATGAAATGCCAGAAATATGTGCAGACTATGATCCATATAAAGAAGATGAAGAAGATTTATTGAATGATGAAGAACTTAAAACAAGGGTGGAAGAAGTATATAATAAAATATTGAATATGTAGTAGCACCTTACTTAGAAAATGAGTAGGTGCTATTTTTATGCCCTGAAATAAGGCATTAAACTGTTTCAAGTAAAAATACATAATGAACTTCATAGAGGGCTTAAATGAACTCATAGAAGGGCATAGGAGGTATAGAAATGAAATTAAATAAGAAAGCTTTACAGTTTAACTTGCAATTTTTTTCAGAACCAGGCGAAGGAGATCCAGCAACACAACAGCCACCAACAACAGAGCCTACATCACCAAGTGAACCACAAGGGAAGACCTACACAGAACAGGAATTTCAATCAGAAATTGATAGGCGTGTAACACAGGCCTTAAAAACTTCTCAAGAGAAGTGGGAGAAAGATTATCAGCAGAAGTTAGAGGCAGAAAAACAAGAGGCTGAACGTCTTGCAAAGCTTAGTGCAGCAGAAAGAGAAAAGGCTGTCTTTGAGAAACAAAAAGAAGAGTTTGAGAAGCAAAAACGTGAGTTCGAAAGAGAGCGCCTTACAAATCAGACACTTAAGACCCTAGCAGCAGAAGATTTACCAGCAGAATGTTGTGATTGGATCATGGCTGGGGTAGAAAAAGCAGAAGACATTATGACACGTATTACGGACTTCAAAAAGATGTTTAGTGAAGCGGTAGAAAAACGTTTAGAAGAAAGAACTCAAACAACAACACCTGGAAGTGGAAATAATCAGGTGAAGAGCAATTACACACTAGAAGATGTAAAGAAAATGAGCCCAGAAGAAATTAATAAGAACTGGGATCAAATCAAACATTTAATTTAAAGGAGATGAAAGTATATGGCAGTAACAAATTTTATCCCACAAGTTTGGGAAGCGAGATTAATTGAAAAATTTCATGCACGTTCAGTAGCAAAGGCAATTACAGTGCCACCAACAAAGATTGAAGGGAACAAAATTATTTATAATGTTGTATCGGATATTGCAGTAAAGGATTATTCAGGAACAGTAACATTTGACGAACTTACTACACCAAAGCGTGAAATCAACATGGATCAAAAGAAGTATTGGGCTTTTAAAGTAGGAGATGTTGATAAGGTTCAAGCAGCAGGAGAGCTTATTGACCCTCATGTAAGAGAAGCAGGTGCAGTGCTTCAAGAAACAGCAGATAAGTTTGTATTAGGACTTTATGCAAGTGCACATGCAGATAACAAGCTAGGTACACAAGAGTCACCTATTGAAGTTGATAAAACAAATATTTATGACACAATTGTTGATATCAATAAAAAACTTGATAAGAAACGTGTGCCACGTTCAGGACGCTTTATTACAATTAATGCTGATATTTTAGGTATGCTTGAAAAAGATGATCGTTTTACTCGTAACTATACAGTACTTGAAAATGGTATTTTAGATGGTGCTAAAATTAACGGTTCGCAACTTGTATTATCAGAAGATGTGGACACAACAAGTGACGTTATTAAAGTAATTGCAAATCATAATACAGCTATTGGCTACGGTGAACAACTTCAAGAAACAGAAGCTTTACGTCTTGAAAGTGACTTTGCAGATGGTGTTCGTGGGCTTGCTGTATATGGTGGACAAGTATTAAGACCAGAAGGTGTAGCTGTAGGGTTTCTTAAAATTAAGACTACACCCTAGTCCAGCTACATTGGATGTAGCAGCTAGTGATGGTACCAGACAAGAAGATACTCACTATGAAACTATGTCAGTGACTCAATTAAAAGCACTCTGTAAAGAAAGAGGGCTAGAAGGTTATTCTTCTATGACAAAATCTGAATTAGTGGAGTTATTAGGGGCTACTCATTAAGAGTAGTCTCTTTAAGAAAGTAGGTGACAAATAGTGGATGAATTGGTTGAAAAACTACTTGTAAGCATTAAAAGAAGATTGTCCATAGTAGATGAAGATCAAGATGATTTAATACGAGAAGAAATTGAAGATTTAGTAGTAGAAGTATTAGAATACTGTAGTTTAAAAGAACTACCGAGAGCTTTGGAGCCTTTTGTAAAGAGAAAGGTTATAGCTTATATCAAAAGTGGTGCAACAGGTGTTATAGGTGAATGGGATGAAGAAGTTAAATCTGTCTCTAGAGGTGATACGACTATCAATATGCTCACGACAAAAGAACGTTTGACTGTTGAAGATGTACAGATTTTGGACAAGTTTAAGGATAAAAGGGTTCGGGTGATGTAAGTAATGAATACCAGTCTACAAAGAAAAATTTTAGAAAAAACTTATGAAGCAATTTGTACCATTAAGAACATGAAAAGTATAAAGGTAGATGGAGAAACAACAACTCAAGAAACAATTGTTGTTGAAAATCAGCCATGTGCTTTATCACATAGTTCAAACACTCATGCAAAACAAGGCTCTGTTCATGCAGAAGCCAGTCAAATGGTTAAGTTATTTTTAGCACCAGAGATAGAGGTTAAACCAGGAAGTAAAATAGCAGTTATTCAGCATGGTAGAACCTATAACCTTGAAGCTAGTGGCTTACCAGCAGTTTATTCTACACATCAAGAGATTAATCTTGTTGAAGTAGGTAAAGCATAATGGCCAAGTGGGGTAAAATAGATTATAAAGCTTTTGAAAAGATGGCTATAAACTTTGAAGAAGCTGTTAAGAACGAAGTCGGTCAACAACTTATAGAAGCTATCTTGAAAGAAGCCAGTAATAGGGTACTGGCTAAAACTAAAAAAAGAACGCCTGTAGGTGACTATGGAACTTATGAATATAGCATTAAAAATGGAAAGAACAAAGGTAAAAAAGTTTTAAGAACCAAGGCAAGATATGATGGACATTTAGGTGGTACACTCCGAAAAGGTTGGTATATTACAGGTGTAAGAAAAAATGGTAACACACACTTTATTCTTATCTATAACAACGTAGAATATGCATCGTTTGTTGAGTATGGACACCGTAAACGTAATAATAAAGGGTGGGTAGAAGGGCGCTTTATGCTGACGATTTCCATGAAAGAGGTTGAACATTCTCTGCAACAAATAGCAGATAAACATTGCAAGAAGGTGTTAGAACAATTATTTAAATAGGAGGGTATAGATTGGATATAAGACAAGAAGTCATTAAACAGTTAGATGGGTTATATCCTGATATACCTATCTATGGTGAATCAATATCGCAAGGTTTTGAGGAGCCAAGTTTCTTTGTAAAGGTACTTGATGGCTCAAGAGCGCAACAATTAGATAGACGCTATATCCACGAAGTAAGTATAGATATACATTACTTTGCAACAAGCAATAAGGATGCTGAAAAGATGGCCGATAAGCTCTATGAGCAAATGGAAGTATTAGAAGCCATTAAAATAAAGGGTAAAAAGATGAAGCATGAGGTATCGGATAGGGTACTTCATTTTTTTATTGATTATAAAGTGCATTTAATGAAAGATGCGAAGCAATATCCAAAGATGAACCGATTGGAGGAACATGTTTATGGAAAGTAAATTTACAAAAGATCAGTTCTTAGATAGTAAACAATTCGAACAAGAAGAACGTTATCTTTTAGAGGTGTTGCTAAAAGAAAACAAAACATACACCATGAAAGAAGTTAAAGAATTATTAAAAAAGGAAAAGAAAAGGAAGGTGAAATAATGGCAGGAGGTACATTTACTGTTCAGAACAAGGTAAGACCAGGTGCATATATTAATTTTAAGAGTGCTGGCAAGCCACTTGGGACGTTATCCGATAGAGGGATTATGACAATGCCTTTATCATTAAAATGGGGACCAAGTAAAAAGGTTATAGAGATTACTAATGAAACCGATATTCAAGAAGTATTAGGTTATAGTCTTTTAGATCAAGAACTTTTACTTATTAAAGAGGCCGTAAAAAGAGCTAGTAAGATACTTCTTTACCGAGTAAATGATGGTACAAAAGCAACAGCTACAGTAGAACCCCTAACAATAACAGCCAGGTATGGTGGAACAAGAGGGAATGCTATTTCAGTGACATTGACAGAAGATGTGGATGCAGAGGGTACATTCAAGGTCGTAACCCTTTTAGATGGTCGCTCTGTACATGAACAACTTGGTAAAAAGGTTGAGGATTTAAAAAATAATAGCTTTGTGACCTTTAGTGGAACAGGCGCTCTTGCAGCAAGTTCTGGATCACCTTTAACAAATGGGACAGATACAGAAGCAGAAACTCAAAGTTATCTAGATTACTTTAAAGCGATTGAGGTCCTTACATGGAACACTATGGCTATTCCTACAAAAGATAGTACAGTAAAAGGTGCAGCCGTATCCTTTATTAAACGCATGAGGGAAGAGGAAGGGAAGAAAGTACAAGGGGTACTTGAAAACTATCCTACTGCAGATTATGAAGGGATTATCAGTGTCAAGAATGGTGTTAAATTAACGGATGGTATAATCATTGATGCCGTAAAAGCTACAGCATGGGTAGCAGCAGCTACAGCAGGTGCAGAGGTAAATGAGTCCAATACATATACAACTTATGATGATAGTGTAGATGTGGATGTCAGATACACTAATACACAGATTATAGAAGCCTTACAAAAGGGCGAATTTGTCTTTGTCGAGCAAGGTGGAAAAGCGGTTGTCGAGCAAGACATTAATACGCTTACAAGCTTTACTGCAGATAAGGATAAATCCTTTAGAAAAAATCGAGTGATTCGTGTATTAGATGCTATTGGGAACGACATAAATACAATCTTTGGTCAGTATTATCTTGGGAGCACGGATAATCATGCAGATGGTAGAAAACTCTTTAAAGGTGAGTGTATTAATTATCTAGATACGCTTCAAGGGATTAGTGCTATTCAAAACTTTGATAGTACAAAAGATGTTGAGGTATTACCAGGACAAGAAAGTGATGCAGTCGTAACTAATATCTATGTGCAACCAGTAGATAGCATGGAAAAATTGTATATGACTGTAACAGTAAGATAGGAGGGAGACTATGGGATTTTTTAAAGCAGGTGATACGATTAGTGGGCAAGAGGCTAGAGCTTTCATCACAATTGATGGGAGGGTGGAGCCTCTTTTTTATGCCAAAAATTTAGAAGCTACAGCTAAAAAGAAAAAGACAGAAATCAAGACTTTAGGGCATAGAGGAACACAACATAAGGCCAATGGTTGGAGTGGTGAGGGAAGTATGACGGTGTATTATGCCACATCACTTTTTAGAGAACTTATGATCAAGTATATGAAAACAGGCGTGGATACCTATTTTGATATTCAGGTGACTAATGAGGACCCAACCTCTTCAATTGGTACACAAACTGTACTACTTAAAGACTGCAACTTAGACAGCGTTGTTTTAGCAAGCTTTGATGTAGATGCAGATGTCCTTGAAGAAGATTTAGATTTTACATTTAGTGATGCAGATTTATTAGAAAAATTTAAAAAGCCAACATTAGGCTAAGGAGGAAATAAAGATGAATTTACAAGCATTTATGGCACAAAATGCCAGACAAGTTGGTACAGAAAAAAGAGTAGTAAGTGACCGTTTTATTGATGAAGGTGGGAAACCTATTCCATTTGAGTTTAAAGCTATAACGGGTGAAGAAGAAGCAGCAATTCGTAAAAGCTGTATGGTAAAGGTTAAAGTTAAGAAGCATATTACAATGGACCAAGTAGATCAAGCAACCTTTTTGGGTAAGGTAGCAGTAGCATGTATTGTTTATCCGGATTTGAAAAATGAGGATCTACAAAATTCCTATGGTGTGAGGGGAGATGATGTGCTCCTTAAGACAATGCTTTTACCAGGAGAATATCAAGAGGTTCTTAATATCGTACAAGAAATTAATGGGTATGAAAAGGATATGAATGAGCTGAGAGATGAAGCAAAAAACTAATTAAGGAGGGTGATGGTGAGGCAAATTATGCCCACTACGCCCTCCATAAGCTTGGAATAAAACCGAGTGAATTATTAAGTATGGATAGGCTTGAAAGAGCTTTTATTTATGCAAGTATTGATATGCATATTGAAGCTGAGAAAAAAGCAGCTAGAAGAACTAAAGGAAAGTAGGTGTGAGACATGGCTACGATTCAACAATCTATGAGCCTTTATGATGGTGTGACAGGGCCATTAAAACAAATGCAGCAAGCCATGGCACTTACACTCAATGCTTTTGAAAGTATGCAAAATAGCATTGAACAAAATGTTGCTATAGATTTTGGTACACATGAGATCGAACTTGCAAGAAGTGCTGTTAACCAACTTGGTGCTGAGATGAGAGAAATACAGGTACAGCAAGACCGTATGACTCAGAATCAGGATGAATTTACCCAATCAGTCCGGCGCAGTGAAAGTAGGATGAACAGATTAGGCAGTGCTACCATTGCAGTGAATCAAGGTCTTGAATTAATACAGCGTGTAGGTAATGGCATCAATATATTTATGAATTATAACGATGAATCTATGATGATTAATTCAAGAATTGGTATGATGAATGATGGGTTAATAAAGCATTATGAGTTGCAGAAGAAAATTCTTCAGATGGCTAATGATACTCGTAGTGGTTATGCAGAGACTGTAGATATGATGAGTAAATTAACTATGTCAGGCGCTTTTGATAGTACAAAAGGGGTTATGGATTTTACAGAGCAAATTAATAAAGCTATTCGTATCAGTGGTGGTACTGAGGAAATGAATAAATCAGCTATGCTACAGTTATCACAAGCATTAGGTAGTGGGGTTTTACAAGGAGATGAATTACGTTCTTTAAGTGAAAATGCACCTTACTTAATGAAAGTTTTAGCAGATGGTTTAGGCGTAGCAAGAGGTGAATTAAAAGGTATGGGGGCAGATGGTGAGCTAACAACAGATGTAATCATACAGGCCTTTGAAAATCAAAAAAATGTCATTAATAGCACTTTTGAAAACATCCCTAGAACATGGGGAGATGTCACAACCAGATTAGGCAATAGTTGGACAAACTTTTTACATTATCTTGCTAATGATCAGGGGACAGGTATTCTAAATCCTTTGATTAATCAATTCTATGCATTTGCTGAGTGGTTAGATACGCCACAAGGCATGAGCTTTTTACTTATGATAGCAACTGTTATTGAATGGATAACAAATGGATTGGTATTTATGGGGAATGTTGCAGGGAGTGTAGCATCCCTATTTATAGAAAACTGGGATTTCGTTAGTATGATGTTGTTAGGAGCAAGTATGATTATAGGGAGTATGCTATTGCCGAAATTATGGGCAATGGTACCAGCATTAATAGCACAAGCTGGTGCGTGGATTATAATGAATTATCCTATATTAATGGTGATCGGTAGCGTAATATTGTTTATGACTATGTTGCATAGTATGGGTGTAACAACAGAACAAATTATAGGAACAGTTACAGGGATATTCTTTGGGCTCTACGCATTCCTTTACAACTTAGTTGCTGACATCTGGAATTTATTTGCTGTATTTGGTGAGTTTCTTGGGAACTTTTGTAATGATCCTTTAGCAGCAACTGTTAGATTATTTATAGGCTTTGCAGACACAGTATTAGGTATTTTAGAGAGTATAGCAAATGCTATGGATGCACTTTTTGGCTCTAGCATGGCTGATACACTAGCAGGGTGGAGAAGCAATATGCAATCATGGGCTGATGACACCTTCGGAGAACAAACAGTTACTATAGAACGTATGGAAAGGCTTGATGTAGCGGATAATTTTAATAAAGGTTATGACTTTGGTGTGGATTTATCAAATGGAGCAATACAAATCTTTGAAGACCTTACAACATCTATGAATAGTATGGGCTTTGAAGGTGGACATATTGATTCAGTTGGAAGCATTGAAGATACAGTAGATGTATCCAATGAAGACCTTGAAATTATGCGCGAACTTGCTGAAATGGAATCTATCCAGAACTTTGTTACACTAACTCCGAAAGTTAATATCAAAACAGGGCCAGTAAGTAAAGAGGTAGATATTGATGAAATTTTAAGACGTATAGAGAAATCCATAGAGGAAGAAATGGAAGCAAGTACAAAGGAGGTGTATGGAATTGGCTAAAATCTATTTAAGTTTCAATAATCAAGCAGAAGCCTTCGAGTTTCCGGTATTACCAGAAGAAGTTGAAGTTAAGGAAAAAGGAAATAATAAAAGCCACATACTTCAAAATATAGGTGAAGTAACAATAATTAATAAGGTTAAGGCATACACCTTAACTTTAAAAGGTCTTTTCCCTATGGAGAATGGGCCATATGTAACAAGCAAATATTTATTAAAACCAGCAGTATATGTTGAAAAAATAAAAAGATGGAGAGACACTGGCAAACCTGTAAGACTTGTGATTACAGGTACCAGTGTCGATTTATCTTGGGCTTGTACCATTGAAGACTTTAGCTATAAAGAAAAAGCTGGTGCTGTCGGTGATATTGAATACACCATAAGTTTTAAGGAGTATAGATGGTTTAAGGTTAAAAAGGTTGAAATAGTTAATGAATCTAAAACCAATCAAGCGTCTGTTACAAAAACAGAACAAAGACCGGTAGAAAAAGAGATTCCTAAGACTTATACAGTACAAAAAGGAGATACTTTATGTAGTATAGCTAAAAAGTGCTTAGGGGATAGTGGCAAATATAAGGACATTGCGAAGAAGAACAATATATCAAATCCTAATGTAATTTATCCAGGTCAGGTGTTAACATTATGACGACTCAATTACTTATTGATAATAGACAAGGCAGTATTTTTGAAGTTCCACACGGGAAGGTTATTTATAAGACTTCAAGAAAAGGAAGAGCAGGAAGCTTAGAATTTGATTATATAGGCGGAGATGTTTTTACCCATAAAATCACTATAAATAATGGTGATGTTGTATTGTTTAAAGTCAATGAAGTCGCTCTATTTTATGGTTATGTTTTTAAGGTAAGTGACGAAGAGGAAAAGAAAATCCTTGCTTATGACCAAATGAGGTATCTGAAAAATAAAGATAGCTTTGGTATGGCCAATAAGACTGCAGATGAGATTGTAAAACTTATTGCAAAGGTTAATCAGATAAAATTAGGCAAGGTTGCCTCTACAGGTTATGTCATTCCTAAGACCATAGCAGACAATAAAGAGTACTTTGATGCGATCTATGGAGCATTAGAGAAAACACTCCTAGCAACGGGTAGAACTTATTTTCTTCAAGACAATGTAGGTGCTATGGAACTTCTTGATATAGCAGATACAAAGCTTGACCTTGTTATAGACGGCGATACACTCCTATTGGATTATGAGTCTATTAAAGATATTGATTCAGATACTTATAATCGGGTTAAGCTGATACAAGACGGGGTAGAAGGCGAAGTTGTAGTAGAAGACAAAATAACTCAGGCGCGTTGGGGGAGATTGCAGTATCATGATGTGCTTGATAAAGAATTGAATAAGGCACAAGTCGTGGAGCAAGCGCAGGCCCTATTAAAGCTTAAAAATCGTGAGAAAAAATCGCTTAAACTAGAGTGTCTAGGTGATATAAGATGTAAAGCAGGTTATAGTCCATATGTTTCTATTCCAGAAGAAAACATAGAGGGCTATTTTTTAATTAACTCAGCAGTACATACATTTACAGATCAAGAACACACAATGAGTTTAGAAATGGTGGTGATATAAATGAGTCTATTTGAAAAGATGCAAAGAACTGCAAAGCATCAATATGAAGGGATGGGGATTAGACTTTTTACATGTAAAGTGACAGGTATAAATCCTCTAAAGGTCAAAATTAATGAAAATCTAGAATTAACAGAGGAGTTACTTATATTCCCAGAAAGTCTTCAAGAAAGAGTTCTTCAAGTAAAAGACTATAAAACGACAGCAAGTAGTGGTGGGGATATATGTAGTGGGAGCTCTTTAACGGAAGTTATCCGTACTTGTATTCTTCAACCTAAGATAAAGATAGGTGATAGGCTTATTGTAAGTGCGGCAGGTGAAGAATATGTTGTTTTGGATAAGGTAGGTGATCCTAATGCCACAATCTCTTATACCGCAGAGTAATTTACTTGATCTTAGTACAGAGCAACCATTTGAACATATGCCTTCTAAAACTTTTTATATAGATTTTGAAAGTAAGAAAATATTAGGAACGATAGATGATAAGAAGGCTATGGAACAAAGTATCTACCTTGTATTAAAAACAGGAAGATACAATCATCTTATTTTCAGTTGGAATTATGGTGAAGAAATGAATAAGTTGGTAGGTAAGCCTAAAGATTTAGCAAGAGTAGAGTTACCAAGATTACTAAATGAGTGCTTATTAGTAGATGACAGGATATCAACACTAGAGGATGTTGCCATAACTGATATTGAAGAGGGGCTTTACGTAAGCTTTACTGCAGTAACTGTACATGGAGATATCCGGATAGAAAGTGAGGTGAAAATATGACCTTTGAAGAATTGATTAAGAGTGCTTTAGAAAAAGTGCCTAATGATATGGACAAAAGAGAAGGAAGTCTCATGCATATGGCGTTAGCACCCGCTTGTTTCGAATTGGCTCAAGTCTACATGCAACTTGCGTATATGGCAGATAGAACCTATGTTGATACAAGTACAGGAGAAGATTTAGATAAATGCTGTGCAGATATGGGCATTTATAGAAAACAAGCTACTCAAGCAATCAGAAAAGGTGTTTTTAATGTAGAAGTACCAATAGGCAGTAGATTTGGTCTAGAAGATGCAACTTATTGTGTAGTAGAAAAGATAAAAGACTTTGAGTATAAGCTTGAATGTGAACAACTAGGAAGAATAGGCAACCTATACAGTGGTAATTTACTACCTATTTCTTATATAAAAGGTCTTACAACAGCAGAGTTAAAAGATATTCTGATAGCAGGTGAAGATTTAGAATCAGATGATCGTTTAAGAGAGCGATTTTACTTAAATGTTCGTATGCCTGCTACTTCTGGGAATGTTCATCATTATAAAATATGGGCAACAGAAGTTGAAGGTGTAGGCGATGCTAAAATATTTCCTTTATGGGATGGACCAGGGACGGTGAAGGTACTTATTACAGATACAGACAAACTTCCCGCTGACAGAGGCTTGATAGATAAAGTGGCTTTACATATAGAAAAGGTAAGACCTATAGGTGCAAGTGTATCAGTAGTCGCACCAACGCCTAAGAACATTGATATTAATGTAACCTTAGAGATAGGAACAGATGTATTGCTAGAGAGTGTTAAACAGAATGTAAAGGTAAAGATACAAGAGTATTTTAAAAGCATTACTTTTAAGAAAAATATTATCTCGTATGCTATTATAGGAAGTTTAATTCTAGATGTAGATGGAGTTATAGATTATACCCATTTAAAGCTTAATAATACTCAGGCCAACATAAGGTTAACAGAAGAAGAAATACCTGCTATAGGAAATATAGTAGTGGAGGTGTAGTATGAACCTAAAGCAAATTTACAATTTTGTTGCCAGGTTAAATAAACGAGATAAACCTTACATAATTGCAGATGAACAAATTACATTAGAGGCTGGTAAGTGGGAAGGTTTTTTGGAGCATGATCATGTTCTAGAAAAAACTATAGAAATTTATACGTTGCCTAATAAGGAAGGGGAACGTGTACTAGCTTATACCTTAGAGAAAAAAGAAGAGGTTTGGAAGACTTATCTTAAAGTATTTAGTCAATCTGATGTCTTATACATTACCTATGAGACTTATGGAGATATGGTAGAAGCTGAAGATATTAATAAATTGCAAGGTGCAGCTTACTACTTAGAAAATCTTATAGATCATGTAAAGAATAAGCTAAATTTTCATCATGGGGATAAGGTAAGTCATATTACAGGTAATGAAAGAGAAAGCTGGAATAGTAGAGCCTTTCAAAGGGATTTAGATATAACAAATGAAAACTTACGAACTACGAATGAAAATTTAGAAGCTACTAATCAGAATCTAGGATTAGCACAGCAAGAAATACTGAATCATAAAAATACAAAGGATAACCCACATGCTGTAAATAAACATCAGATTGGACTTGGAAATGTAGAAGATATCCAACAAGCTTCTAAAGCTGAGTTTATTTTACATAAAGAAGATTTGAGTAACCCACATCAAGTCACTAAAACTCAAGTAGGTTTAGGAAGCGTAGACAACATTCAACAGGCCTCTAAGGCTGAGTTTAATGCACATGATCAAGATACAGCAAGGCATTTGACTTCTACAGAGAGAGCTAACTGGAATGACAAGTATACACGCAATGAAATAGATAATAAATTGGCTGCTTTGGAAATGAACATAGATTGGAAAGAATCAGTTGACACCTTTGCAGATATTGCAACGACTTATCCAGAGCCTCAAGATGGTTGGACAGTTAATGTGAATGACACAGACTATACATATAGGTTTAATGGCACGAAGTGGATTGCTGTTAGTGCGAATGCTATTCCTAAAGCTACAAGCCAGATAGATGGACTTATGGCTAAAGAGGATAAGAATACTCTAGATGATATGAATAGTAAAAAACACACCCATAGCAATAAGGGGATTATAGATGCACTAACACAAACAGTGATTAATAATTGGAATGCAGCTTATACACATCTATCAGATGCCATTAAACATATAACTGCAGCTGAAAGAAATTTATGGAATACAGTATCCAATAAAGTAGATAAGGTAAGTGGAAAAGGATTAAGTACTGAAGATTATACAACAGCTGAAAAAAGTAAGTTATCTGGTATAGAGGCTAATGCTAATAGATATGTACATCCTAATGATGCTAACACGCGTCATGTTACAGATACGGAAAAAGCTACATGGAATGGAAAAGCCAATGCTTCCCATGGTAATCATATTCCTGCAACTCAAACAGTTAACAATAAGAAATTCCTAAGGTGTGATAATACCTGGCAAGATGTAACACCAGGTAATATAGGTGCAGCAGCACTAGAACATGATCATGATAGTAGATATTATACAGAAACGGAGGCTAATGCTAAGTTTGTCTCAAAAGAGGATTTAGGTGCTGCTGGTTATGGTGATATGACTAAGGCCGTATATGACACTAATGGCAATGGAGTAGTAGATAAAGCTGAATCTGTAGCGTGGACAGGTGTTACTGGTAGGCCTTCTTCATTACCAGCAAATGGTGGAAATGCTGATACCGTAGATAATTTACACGCTTCTAGCTTTACAAGGGTACATTCAGGTTCAGTAAACTTGGGTGGGAATAATAATGAAATTACAACGACACAGTTTATTAACTTACTCACTAACTTAGGAGCTTTTCAACAGCCACACTGGATTGCTAGAGGTAGTTGGAGTTATGCTTCGAATCAGATTATAACTGATTCTGGATTTGGAAAGATTCATTTAGCAGGTTGCATAGTAGAAGTGCTTGGAACATCCACAGCCTATACAATTAGAATTCTTACGCCTACAACATCAAGTGGAGGGAGTGCACTTACTCTTAATTCGGAATTTGTTTATATCAATAATGGAAGTAGTTATTCACCAGGATGGAGAAAAATTTGGACAAGTAATAATGATGGGGCAGGTTCAGGGATGGACGCTGATTTGCTTGATGGTAAACACGCAAGTGATTTTTTGCCCAGAATAGGACTTACTTGGAATGATTTGAAGGGGGTGTAATGGATGGGTTATGGCCAAAACTTATATGGAGAATCCTCCTATGGATCATCTCAAGAAAGTACACATGATGAAATCATAGAAGTTGACTTAATGAAGTATCTACCTACCTATTGGTATGAAATTGAGCAAATGAAAGTTCTTCAAGAGATTTTAGGAATGAACGTAGCTGAGGTAATAGCTTTTAAACAAGATTTATTTAATCAGATGTTTATTGAAACAGCTACTTGGGGGCTATCAAGGTGGGAGAAAATATTGGGTTTACCTACTGAAATAGAAAAGAATTATGAATTCAGAAGAGAACGCATTAAATCTAAGATTAGAGGTTCAGGAACAACAACTAAACAAATGATTGTAAATCTAGCCAGTGCCTTTTCAAATGGAGAGGTAGAAGTGATAGAGTACCCTAACGAATATAGATTTGTGGTTAAATTTGTAGGTATAAAAGGTGTCCCTGCTAATATGAAGGATTTAACAAGTGCAATAGAAGAAGTAAAACCTGCACATCTAGCCTTTACTTTTGAATACACCTATAACTATTGGAATAATCTAAAAGCCTACACTTGGTCAGCTTTATCAATACATACATGGGATAAAGTTAAGGTTATATAGAAAGGAGCAATGTAATGAAAAATACTACAAATTATGGGTTGAAGAAACCTGATGGTACAGATGCAGTGGATATTGCTATTATCAATGAAAATATGGATAACATAGATACAACAATGAAAAATAATGAAAAACAAATTAATGCTCTAGCTGGGCAGATTGAAAATATAGATGTTTCAAGTGACGTTAGACAGGTTATTAATGAGAAAGTTAATTCTGATCCATCTAAACCACTTAATACTTTAATTAATGAATGGCTTAATTCAGCTAAAACAGCTATTTTAGAGAAAATAAGTACTCTGACAACCCATGTTACAAGTCAGCATACAGCTACTAAACATCATGTGAGTACTGAGTTAAGTGGAACTAATAGACATATTACAGATAGTTTAACTGGTACAAATAACCATGTAACAGCTTGTAAGGATAATATCAAGGATCATGTTACTGCATCCATAGCAAACGTTTCTGAGAAAAAATATACTATTAGCAAACATTCGTTATTGCAGACTATCTATGACGGACCCATTAATAAAATATCGGGTAACTGGACTTATTTAGGTAAGTTTGTAGCTAAACGTTCAGGTACTGTTGTACTTTATTTTAATATTCGTCAAGGAGTGACAGGAACATCAAAGATAGCAGTACATTCACCGTTCTCGTTGTTACCTTTAGATGGGTCACAATATCAGGGAGTAAGTACACCAACTTTAGATTCTACAATGATTGGATTTCCCGTCAATACCGCAAACCCCAACTTTGGCGAGGGTAGAAAATTAGTATATGAATATGGTGCATCACGTGATTCTAATTTAAATCAAGGTACGTTCTGTAGTGTTTATTTGTTTGCTGGACAAGAGTTACATTTCCACTCTTGGGTAATAGATAATGCACAAATTTCAATTTTTGGTGTGGAGGAAATTCTATGACAATATATTTAAGTGGTGATGTTGTTGTTTGGGCACACCCTGATGACACATTCAAAGAACATGAAGAGTATAGGGATGATGAAAACTGTGTTACTACCAATGGTGTGACCTATGGTGAATCCCCCAATGATGGTTATGAGTACCAATTAACTTATAATAGGGCACAAAATGAGTTTTCATGGTGTAAGTTAGGCAAAAGACCTGATGATTTAAAATTAATTATACCGATTATTCACTCAAACACTGAGGCTACTGCGAGTGATAACTTACTTAATATGGAATTGAGTACAGATACTAATACTAAAGTCGAGAGTGTCGAGAGTGATTCAATTCTTATTATGGAGTTGCTTATGGCGGTGGATGAAAAACTAGACCTGATATTAAATCCCAAATAGAATTTATATAAATAAAATAATTTAAAGGAGGTATCACAATGATTGATACAGCACAATATCCAGTACAAGTAAGAGCAAATGCAAGATTAGTAGATGCAGGAAGAAAGAAAGTAGAAAAGTGTCCAGCTGCACAACAAACAGAGATTTGTGTAGTACTAGTTGCTGATTATGAATGGCAGTTAGAAGGAATAGGGGAAAAAGTTATTCCAGAAAAGTATCAAGAAGAAGTCAAAAAGGAACTTGGATTAGTAGGATAAAACAATGATATGTTATATAATAAATATTATTGACTAAGGATGTGATTTGATGAGAAATATTAAAAGTAAAATATTATTATTAGTACTAAATAGTATATTATTTATGACGATCTTACTATCTGAATATGTATATACTTCATACTACCCACAAGTTTCTTGGCATGAAAATTCAGGAACTCAATTTTTGGTAATAGTAATGATTTCGGTCCCAATGCTTTTAGTGTTAAGCATTATATATTATTTTGTAGGGAAAAAAGGAGTAGTTAAAGGACTTAACAAGAACTTGCCCCTTTTAGCTCTGTTGGTATTTATGTTACCAATATTATTAGATGGTAGTTTGTCTTTTGTTTTAATAACAATAGGAACTATACTTGGTGCTATATTAACACTAATATCCATATGGAGTGTAGTGAAAAGTATAATAAGTAAAGAAAATAATTAGATTAAAGATATAACGTATGAAAATAAACACAGAATTTAGAGCATCTCATTTGAGGTGCTCTTTTTAGTGCCTAAACACATAAAATAAGGAGAGAAAAGATGAATATTGAAAGAGTTTTTGAGATATTAATAGCTTTTATTGCAGCGGTATTTACATTTTTGTTTGGGGTAGCAGATAAGCTTATTTTATTTCTATTGCTGTTATCGGCAGTTGATTTTTATATGGGATTAAGAAAGGCCTATAGAGGTAAAAGTGATAAAACTAAAAATGGTAGATTGAGCTCCAGAGCAGCAGCTGAAGGATTAGAGAAAAAAGGAAATATGTTTATGGTTTTGATTGTGGCCAATGTATGTGACCAGATGTTTAATACGGGTGGAATGATTCGAACAGCAACACTTTGGTTTTATATTACAACAGAGGGGATTTCTATTATTGAAAATGCGGCGCTACTAGGTTTGAAAATTCCTAAGGTTTTAGTAGATATTTTAGAAGTAAAAAATAGATTAGCAGATGAAGGAAAGGTAAATGAAAATGAGTGATTTAACAAAACAATGTAGAGATATAAAACAATTATCAGCACAGGCTCAAAAGGCTTGTGCTCTTTTTATGGAAGAATGCCAAAGACAAAAATTAAATGTGCTCATAGTAGAGACATTAAGAACAAAAGAAAGACAGTACTATTTAGCATGCCAAGGTAGAACAGTATCACAAGCAAAAGCTATGGGCATACCTGTAACATTTGCTGAGAAATATGCTAATCCATCACAGAAGCAAGTTACTTGGACTTTAGATAGTAATCATTTAGGTGGTATGGCTTTTGACTTCTGTAAGAATGTAAAAGGGCAAGAGTATAGTGATAAAGTATTCTTTAATAAATGTGGAAAGATCGTATCTGATTTAGGGTTAGAATGGGGTGGAGCATTTGGAGATTCACCACATGTTCAAGTGCCTAAAGGTTGGAAAGAACCAGTGATAAAAGAAGATCCAGAACTAAAAAAGGCAGTAACTAAAATCATTGATAGTGGTGTGCAGATAAATGATGCAAGCTGGAATAGGCTAGACAGGATTAATTTAAAGAACGTACCAGCGTTGCTGAGTAAGTTGGGTGGAATAGATAGGCTTATGAAAGAAAACGTCATATCAGATGCTACACTTTGGAATACAGGCAAGTATAACGTGAATCATGTAAGAAGTCTTTTAATTAAATATGCTGGTAGATTGTAAGGTAGGGCTTAGACTCTACCTTTTATTTTTTTGCTTAATAGAGCTATATTAATAGAATTAAAAATTCATGAAGTCATGAAAAAAGGAGCAGTGTATAAACTGCTCCTTTGACATAAAACGTTTAGTTCCCCCAGAAAGAGCGAGTTATTAGAGAATGAAAAGATAGAATAACTCAACTCAATAACTCGCAAGTTGATAATATCATGTATGCAGATAAATATAAAATATATGCTATAAAATGTTGAAATGATGAAACGAATAACAAGTGTAGATGGGGAAATGGAAAATTTGAATTTGTTATGAAAAATTATAGATAAAAATATAAATTCTGCTAATATATTATTATATGATCATTAGGATTAGTAATCCGTATAGCAATGAGATAGCGCCATATTCTCACTTGGGGACCTAAAACTACAAGAGCTGCCCGATTACTGGCGTAAGTAATCTGCTATCTCAAATATTAAAACCAGTGTAAGTCCTTAATGCTCGCAAGAAATTATAAGCTACATGTGCCGTAGTCGACTTAAGGTAAGGTTCTATTTTTTGTCATTTATAGATGTTGCTATTTAACAGCAATTAAAATAAAAGTCACTTTTTTAATAGAAGCTGGATTTTGTAGTTAATAGACCTATATCTACAGCAACAATAAGTGAGTATGCAAAAAAAGAGTAGCCACATCTGGAAAGACTACTCTTTTTGTACTTTATTTTACTACATTATTTGGCATAATAAGCTATCGGGATTCATAAGAAATTAAAAAATACGAAGTGTTTTGTAGTATTTTAAAACGGTTGAATAGCTTGTTAGTTAAATGCTACCATAGAATAAGGTGAGAAAGGGATAACGTGGTGTAAAACATATAAATATTATAATGAATAACAAAAAAGAGTAGCCTTTGGGGAGACTACTCTTTTTGTTACTAATCATTAAAAGGCAACAAGCTATTGTGGCTCATGGAAAAGACAACGTGTAGTATACTGAATTTTGATGTTATTCAATAGCTTGTTAGCTAAATGCTATCATAGAATGAAAAACTAAAATATAATTCGGTGTAAACAGTAAAGATATTGTAGTAAACAACAAAAAAAGTAGCCATGAAAGGCTACCTTTTTGCAGCATCTCGAAAACTAAAAATAACATGAATTAAAGACAAAAATAAGATATAATGATACAAGATAAAAAGCAACTGACTATTAAAAGTAGAACGCTTTTTATGGATTAAATAGAATACTGTTTTAAGAGATTTTAGTTCAATATTGATTTGTTATTTAAATGCTACTCTATATAAATATTTTCTAAAACTCTTTTAAAATACTGACAAAATTATTTAATACTAGTATAATTATATAAAATTACGTCATAATTATCCTCAAAAGGTAAATTTTTATAAGGAGATAGAATGTGAAAAAGCGATCATACTACAGATATAAGAAACTTTTAATATATAAAAGGAGAACTCGGAAAGTATATAAAAAGCGAGCAAAAATGAGATCTAAAAAGCCATTAACTATTAGGAATAATTCTATAAGCGATATCTTTTTTTTACAAGAAAATAATTTTACTCAAAAAAGCAGAGGACTGAACAATAGAATAGCAACTATTTATATACCCAAAGTATTTAGTATTACTAGTAATCCGGATGAAACTTTAAATGTATTACAACGGATTGTTTTCTTGAATAAAAAACCTAATATTAAAGAAATACATATTAAACATATTAATTGCAAGGAAATAGGAATCGCTGCATCAACAATAATGGATACGATAATACTAGAATTAGAGTCAAGTAGAAAGAAGAGTAGGAATCCCGTTGATTTTAAAGGTACTGTTGAAGGGGCTGATGATAGAATTAAGGCTTTGTTAGAGGCTAGTGGAATAGTTAAACATTTAGGATTCAACTTACCAACTAGAGAAAATATAGTAACATTAGATTTATTAAAAGGAAGCCACTCGGATTCTGCTAGAGCAGCTACTAAAATTACAGACTATTTTGTTGAGTGTCTAGAACAAAATAATTTTACATTAGAAATGGAAGGCTATAGTTTGGTGAGTAATTTTTTAGGTGAAATCCTAGATAATTGCAGTAAACATGCAAAAATACAAATTCGTAAATTGAATGAAGAATATTTAAGATGGTATGCATTAGGACATTATTACCATCACGAAGAAGGATATGGAGAATGTCATCTAGTTATATTTAATTATGGAAAGACAATATATCAAGGGTTACAAGATACAACAGATGAATATGTTAATGAAATATTGGAGAAAATTACAAATGCTCATAGTAATAATATAGAAAGAGGAAATAGTACAAAAGAGTCTATTTGGACATTGGTAGCATTGCAAGAAGGAATTAGCAGATTAAAACATCAAGATAAGACACATGGTACAGGAACCATAACTTTACTAGAAGCTTTTAAGTCTATTTCAGGAAATAGAATTGGTGAACAAGCAATTATGAGTATTACTTCTGGATCGACTCAAATTATATTAAATAATAAGTATTCATTAGGTAAAGAAAAAAATGAAATTCTTGGGCAAGGCTTTAAAAGTATTGCATTTAATAAAGAAAATAGTTTATTAGAAAAACCTGATAGTGAGAACATAAGGGTGTTGAAAAATTTTTTCCCAGGAACAATTATAGAAATGAAATTTCCATTAGATGAAAAATATATAAAAAAAATTAAAGAAGATAAAAAATAAGAACATATGTTGATTTAATTAGCATATGTTTTAATAAGATAATTTGAAAGAGAGTGTAAAGTATGAGCCTAAATAATCAAAAAATAATAAAATTAGACAAAATGTTAAAAGAGGGTTCAAAAATTTTATCAGGAAGAGATGAGGGTAAGATAGCTAGACAAAAAGCAAATCTTGATCAATTAGATACTAGTAATAACATTATCAATATAGAAATAAGTGAGAAAATATATAGTATAAATCCTTCATTTTTCTTAGGGATGTTTAGTTTGAGTTACCAAAAATTAGGAGAAGATAAGTTTAGAGAAAAGTATAAATTTATATGTAATAATATCATTAGAAGAAATATTGAAGAAGGTATAGCTAGAGCTAAAAAGGAATTTGATAAATAATTAAGAGGAATATTTATGAGTATAACTATTGAGTTATTGCAAGAGACAGGACTAGATGTTTATACAATTTTAGATTTAATTATAGCATTTTTAAATATATGTGTTATAGTATATATTTTTACAAATGATAAAGTGCGTTACAAGAAGGAATATGAAGCTACTGTTAGACAATATTGGATGCGTAAATTACTATTAGAAGAAAATTATGATAAAATATTACATTTTTATGATGAAAATATAAAGGTACTAAAGAATGCTGGTAAGTCTAAGAAAGCTATTAGAAAGCAAATAGATAGATTAAGCACGTTAAATTATGAGTTTTATACAGGTGTATGTAAGATGATTGAAATAATAGATCCAGAATTAGAAAAAAAAATTAGAATAAATACAGAAAATTTAAGAGATGAGCTTACGGAGGCTATTGTGGATGGCAGTTCTAGTGAAGCCATTAATAAAATCTACGAATCTAAAAATGAAGTAATTACATATATATATCATAAAGATATTGGGAATTCACCATATATGAATAAAAGAAAAACTTGA